CCGGGCAATGAAAGCAGATGGTAAAGTTAGTTATAACTCTATCACTGATCCCTTCAAGGGAGACTTTAGAACTTTACCAAAAGGATTTATTGATCTTTTTGTTAAAGACTTCTGTCCCACTATGGAGGATAGCAAACTAACAGTGCGAGACTTCTTCTTGAACCTTAAATCTGGTCCTTTGGGTGGTCCGGCTATTTTATTAGCCCACCACGCAACCCGGTATTATACTGGGAAGAACTTATGGGGATTAAATATCCTTTTAGGTTCCGAAGGAATGAGATGGTTTAAAAGTATTTTTGATGCTACTAAACTTTCTGAAAAGAAAGCAAGTAGAAACAGAAAACTTCATATCATCCATGATCCTGAATTAAAGGAGAGAGTCATTGCTATTTTTGATTATATATCACAAATGGCATTTGAACCTCTTTCTAAATATCTTTTCAAGACTTTAGAGTCTATCCCTCAGGATAGAACCTTTACTCAAGATCCCATTATTTTGGACAAGAGAAGTGGGGAGCATTTCCATTCGTTGGATTTGAGCTCTGCCACAGATAGATTTCCAATTGATCTACAAGTAGATATAATTGATTCTATCGAGCGTGCTGGAAACAAACCTTACCGAGCAATTGGTAAAGCTTGGAAGTCATTAATGGTTTCAGAGCCATTTTTGACTCCAGAGGGTAACTTACTTTATTATAAAGTAGGCCAACCAATGGGTGCACGTTCTTCATGGGCCGCTTTTACATTATCGCATCATGCGGTAGTGCAATTTGCTGCTTATGAATGTGGGCAGTATCCTTTTAAAGAATACATACTTCTTGGTGACGATATTGTTATTTATAACGATATTGTTGCTAAAGAATATGTAAGAGTGATCAACTCTTTAGGAGTCGATTGCTCTCCGGCAAAATCTCATACAAGTTTAAATACGTATGAGTTTGCGAAACGTTGGTTCCGTAATGGAATCGAGGTTTCACCGGTTCCTTTAAAGGGATTCCTCGCAAACTGGAGTAATCCAGCATTATTATTCCAAGATATTTTATCTTTGGTTTATAATAATCGAGGGCCCAAAGCCTATATAGACTCTGTTTCTTTAGGAGTTGATCTTATCAAAAGATTAGGATATTCCTTCTCTCAGATTAGATTTTACTCTCAAATGTTTATGGATATTCGGTTCTCACACCGAGTTACCATGGAAAACATTGACTTCCAGTTACTAAGAAATTTTCTTGGTAACGCAAGTCGAAGAAATGAGTATATATTACCAGCTGATGAAGCAACTCTATTGAAGGAATTCAATAGAACTTCATCACTAGTGGTGG